ATGACCCAACGGAGTGTCGGCGTAGCCCCGAACCATCATCGGNAGCTGCTTGCCCAGNACCTTGCCCAGCTGCTTGTTGGCGATGTAGCCGGCTTCCATGTAAGCGGCGGAGGAAGCCGAGTTCTTGTTCGTCTCGATAAGGTTGTTGAGTTTGGACATTTTGGGCTCCTGGGTGGCGGTATTGGTCTTCATGGTGTGACGGATGTGGGTGGCGGCCCCGATGTACAGACGGGAGTTAAACCCCTGGGTCTTGTCATGGTTCAGGACGGTGGCGGAGACGGTCCCCAGCTCCTGAAGAGCTGACCTGACGGGCCCATTCTTGGACTTCGGGACCCATCCGATTTGATCCCCCTGGAAGAAGACCCCCACGGCATTGGGGTCATATTGATTCTCCACGGGGGTCAGTTCCAGTTTGGTCCCGGGAACCAAATCATCGATGTGTTGAGAGTACAGGTGGTAGGAGAGCCCGGTGACCTCCCCCCTGTATAGTACCTCGTTGCTCATTTCAATCTCCAGTGGTTGTAACCTGTAGGGGAGGGCTTCCCCTACAAATTCATTATACCAGGGTTAGTTATCCGGTTGGGTCTTATCTTCTCGGATCCTGACGAACCGGGGGTGACGAAGAGATCCATCGGGAGTTTCCTCGTGGAACCTCACCTCGATGATCTTACCCTTAATGGAGTTGGGGTTCTCCCAGAACTGTTGTCGCTCCTCGTCAGAGAAACCTGACCCCACGCTCACTCGCTTGCCCTTGTACTTGACAATAGCCGCTCCCAACATCCCAGCGTACTTCCCCTCACCCTGGACAAGTGATTCCACCCTGAGGTCCAGGTCTTCAGCGGGCTTGATCTTGATCCAATCCCTATGTTTCTTGAACCGGTAGTGCCCCATGGGGTCTTTCACCATGGCTCCCTCATATCCCTGGTCCAGGAAATGGTTGTAATACCGCATGAATTCTTCCGGAGTGGCCCGGTAGGTGGGAACCAATTTCAACTCCTCCCCACTAAAGCCGTCGAAATCTCTGGCCAGAAGCATGCTTCTATGGCCCTGTTCTCGGGTGACCGATCCCCATTCATCCGCTTCCAGCCGATCGAAGAGATAGTATCGAGTATCAGTATTGGTTTGATTTTTCCGCCGGATTGCAGAGGATGAGTTGTTGAAATTCCCATTCACCAGCTCACCATCGAAAAACAGGTCGCGGCCTTTAGCTAGTNTGAGCAANGGTTCTTTCAAATGNTCCACNGAAGTGAACTCTAGCCCATTGCGNGAGAGCAGGGTAACCGACTGNCCCTTGATCACCGCGANGGCTCGAAGTCCGTCGTATTTCGGCTCAATTAGGTAGGACTTTCCGAGTTTGGGCTTGACCTTATTCAGGGAAATCGCCCTCATCACCTCGAAAGTTCGGATGAGGTTGGGGCAGAATTGCAAAGCCAGCGCAGGCCCCACTCCACACCTCAGGTCTTTTCGAACGATTCGGCGAACCAGCTCGTGATAGTCCTCATCCAGGTCTCTGACAGATAGCCCCAGAGCCCTCCGGGCGGCCCCGCCAGTAAGCTCTCTGGAAGCCAGCTTTTCCAGGACTTGGAAATGTCCCAATGGAGAATACTCATCCTCGGGAGCTGGATCGAAATCCGTGACTCCGAAAGTGATGAAGGGGTCCAGCGCTAGACGCAGAACCGATTTGAGCTCCTCCTGGTAAGGGTACTCCCGAAGAAGCGCCAGCTTATCGCTGGGGCTGTTGGATTTGGCGATCTGGTTGAAAAGGTCAATCATTATACTGGCTCCTTAGGTAGCTGATGGCTTCATTCTCGAGCTCTTCCCGATCATCATCAGTGAGCTTCCTCTCCAGCCAAGCGGCGGGGTATCCTTTACGGTCCAGGAGGTCCATCTCCACTTCCGTGTAGCCGTAGTAGTCCCAGTCGCTATCCCAACAGGTGGGATCGGCGGGTTGATCTACGAAGTGAGTGACTCCAAGCTGAGCGGGAATCCCTTTGACATGGGTTGGAATGACTTCCAAGTACTGGCTGCGGTTCGGTTTCATGGTGGGTCTCCTGTTCCTACAAACCCATTATATAAGAAATGCGGCCCGTAGGCCGCAACTCATACTAGGATTTCCAGGTCTTGCCGGCTCCCCACACTCCAACTTCGAGGTCGGCCACAATGGGGACCGGAAGCTCCACTCCGAACTTCATCAGAGTGGATGGTCGCTCCATACACTCCTTAACCTGAGGAAGAACCTCCTCCAGGTACTCATCCTTAACCCACATCAAGATGGAGTCATGAACCTCCCCTTTGATACGGAGAGCAGATCCCGACGAGGGGACCTGGATCTTGTCATAGATGTCCAGCATTCCCATGACCTTCAGGTCCCCGATGAATCCTTGAATGGGGGAATTGATTGCCTGTCGTTCACACTCAGCTCGGACGCCTTTGTCAGGGGACCAGATACCAGGCAACCTGCGTTTGCGACCGATTAGGGATCGAACGAGCCCATCAATCTTCACCAGCTGACGCTGACGCTCATGCCAGGATGAGAGGGAGGAGTACGTAGAGAAGAAGGCGTTCCGGATCTCCTCGGCTTCATAATGGTCGACTTCCCAGTCGTACTTCAATTTCGCATATTCTGCGAACTTCCAAGCTCCCATTCCATAGAGGTAGCCAAAGTTGATGCCCTTACTCTGCTTTCGTTTCTCCTTCCACCGTTTATCAATCTCGATGGCTCGGTCGTGGCCCATGACGCTCAGGAGATGGCAGATCCGCTCCAGAGGGGCGTCATACTCCAGGGGATAATCCTTGGCTACGGTTTCCCGAGCCATTCGAATGTACTCCTCCGATCCACCCATCTGGAGGACATTCAGGGTTGTTCTCCAGTGGACGTCAATCCCTTCGTTATAGCACCGGATGAGCTCCGGATCTCCGGAGGCGATAGCCGCCACTCTCAATTCTGCTTGAGACAGGTCACCCTGAACGAAGGTCCACCCCGGGGGAGCCTCAATCAGATTTCGAATGGTCCCGTCTCGGGGGACTTGGTGCAGTCGGGAGGAATAGCGGCCGGTGACGGTCCCATGAAGCTTGGTCCCCAGGAAAAGCTCCGGACCGACCATGAATTCCTTCCACCCTTCGATGTAAGTGGAAAGCATCTTCTGGAGAGACCTGTATTCTACCAGAAGAGCCACTACCGGATGGTCTAGCCCGGATAGGGCGGCCTCACCTGAACTGGGGGCTCCCTTCTCGGTGAATACTGATGGAGTGAGCCCCAGAGTCCCGTACAGGGCTTCCCCCACCTGTTTTGAGGAGTTCCAGTTGATGGGCTTTCCTAGCACTCGGTTCAACTGAGCTTCAGCCAGCTTGAGCTTTTCGGAGAGCTCAGTCTCGGTGAGTTTGAAACGGCTCAGGTTGACATAATGCCCCTCCCGCTCGATGACCTCATACATGCGGGCCGCCGGCATGGTCAGGAGCTCGAAGATGCGACGGGAGTCCGAGTCCCCCATGAGTTCTCGGCTGTAGATCTTCTTCAGTTCGTAGGTATAGTAGGTGTCTCTGGCGCAGTACGTGAAGAGTTTACTGGCTTCCACATTACCCTTTTTCTCAGACGTGGTGAGGTCATAGTCTGGGGCGTTCAGGTAGAGACGGGCATTCTCCTTCAGGCCATGCGGGCTGTTCTCGTCCAGGTTGTAATGGGCGAGCATAGTGTCGAATTTGTTATAGAATTGCACCCCCATCTTCTTCCAGAGCCAGAGGCTATCGAACTTCCAGTTCTGGTTGGATACCGGAATGCCCTGAGCCGCCATCCAATGGAGAAGCTTCCTCTGGGCCTCCCCGGGGAGCGTAGGGGCCTTACGTATGGGAAGGACCCAGGAGGTCTCGGCCTTGGGAAGATACACTCCAACGCAGTTAATATAGGAGTCCGGGTTGTAATGGTCCAGCCCAGAGGTCTCCAAGTCGCATGTGAATTCTTTCTCTTCAGAGAACTGAGACTGGAACTCCTCCAGGTTGGACCGGTCCACAACCCGAATTCGGATGTTAGCTTCACCCTTATTCAGGTTGCCGTTCATCACATCTTTGAATCGACGGAGAGTCCGCTTATATTCCGGCATCTTTCCCGGGTCTCGGATGACATAGGCCGGAGAGAAACAGGGGACATAAGTAATCCCGTCCTTCTCGATAACCTTACCCACCGCGGCGCTCAGAGTGGCCTCCTTGCACACCGCTTTCACCGCCGTGGCCCCGACAACCAGAACGAACTTGGGCTTCTGGCGAGCTATCTCTTCCTGAAGATAGGATGAGCAGGCTCGAACCTCGGAAGGTTCAGGCTTACGTCCATCTGGAGGTTGACACTTGACGATCCCGGTGTAATAGAAATCCGTAACCCCGATGGAGGCCAGGTCGTCGATCAGAGTTTGGCCCAGGCGCCCAGACAGGTAGGATCCGGATCGGAGGTCCGTCCCCGTTGGGGCGTCCCCAATGACCATTACCGGAGAGGCTACCGGCTCGTCAATGAGGCATACAACTTCTGAAGAGAGGTGAAGTGGGCAGA